CCGCTCTGATTCCGTCCTCGGCAGCTTTGGACGAGAACTTGTATCCACCAAGGAACATATCAAGGCAATGGTCTCGTTCCTGCTTTGCAAGCTGCTGCTTGAGGGCTTCCGTATCGTCGTTATACTTCTGTTCCCAGTCGGTAACGGACTGCTTAATACCGTCGATATCCATGTCCTTATAAGACTGAATCGTCGCGTTGGCAGTAGACAGCTGCTGCTTGATTCCTTCAAGTTCGGTGTCCTTTGCGTCGAATTTATCTTTCGACACATAACCGCCATCTGCAAGGTTCGCAATCTTCAGCTCCTTGTCTGCCGAAATGGCATCCACAAGCTGTTCGAATGTGAGCGCAACAGGCTTACCGTCTTCCTCTGTTCCGAAAAGTGTTTTCAGATACTCGTACATACTACATTCCTCCGTTTTTCGCTGATTTTTTTAATCGTCGGTTCACTCCGACATCTGCTATCGAGCATTTATATCCCAGCTCGCAAGGGATAATTGAGGCAGTTTATATGCCATACCACAGGGCAGAATCGACCTGCTTCGCACAGTTCGACATATAAAAAACGCCATGCAATACAGCACAGCGTTCTCTATCTGTTTAATTCGTTCTCCTCTAAGTAAATCCGCTTGACATATTGCAGATTACCACGGGTTCAAGCACCCTTCTTCGCTTTGCGGTTTGCCCATACTGCTTTTCCGCTTACACTACTATCGAAGCCAGCAGACCATTCGCGTTCGCGTTCGCGTGTCCTACCAGTTTCTTCGAGGAAGCGTTCAAGTGCTGCTTCCCTACCCTTGAGTTTTACTGAAGATTTCTTAAACTCATCATACAGTTCAATTTCAAGTTGCTCATTGGTGGCAGCTTTCCTCGCTGCATCATATGTGACACATTCTCGCTTTGCATTTCTTATCTGTCTTTCATAATACCGTTGCTTCTGGCTTCGTTCATAGTCTTCTATATTCGACCTTCCAGCAGAAGCCGAAGGGTCATGCACAAAAGACGGAGTTGATAGCCCGAGAAAGAACGGATAAAAGCTATGATAACAGTTCCATCCACATAAACCGTCTCCAGATCCATATCCGGTCTCTGCGTAAAAATTCGGATATCCTGATTTCTTGCCATTAAGACTGAAGATTCTGCCTTGCCATTCGGCATGAGTCGGTCTGGCTCCTGAATGGCTGCTCGTTTCAACAAATTCGCAGTTCATCTCGTTAGCTCTTGCAAGCTGTAGCTTAGAAATCGCCTGATTGACACCCGTTGTCACTGCCCTCCGTATCGCAGATTCTATGCTCTGCTGAATACCAGAAGGGAACGCAATCTTTACAACGCCTTTCACGGCAAGGTCTTTTATAGCGTTTTTAATCGCTGTATTTGGGTCAACCGCTCCAGTAATGATTTGTATAAAGGCTCTATCTAAAATGCTGTTGAGGCTCAAATTTGCGGCTGTACCAGTCGTTTTAGTGTAATTGCCAATTAGAGCAGCCGTTGTACCTGCTCCCTGAAGCAACATGGCATACATCACAGGCGATTTTTCAATCGCTGTTGGAGCTAAACCTGCCGCTCTATAAATGGCATCATCATACGCCAATGACTTAATTCCAGCCTCTTTCATTATCTTCTTGATTTTGGCTTCTGACATTCCAGTAGCTTTCGACAGAGTTTTATCAACTCCCTCACGCATATAGCCAATTTCCTTGGCTTTCTGAATCTGCCATGCGGCTGTATCTGTGATATATCCCGCCTTGACTACTCGTCTGGCTATATCGGCTATAATATCCTGCTCTACTTGAGCATAGATTTCGACAACATCATCGGCTGCCGATACGAGATACGCTGGTTCAAGCATTATATTTCACCTCTCACATCACTGCTTTCCCATAGTCTTTTCGCCTTGGGAAGCACCTTCGTCACCGTTCATTTCAGGTTCTTCGTTAAATCCGAGAAGCTGTTCGTCAGTCAGATCCTTTTCCTGCTCAAGCATACGCTTAGCAGTCACCTCATCTTCACCGTACCACTTAACTCGATATTCCCATTTCATCATCAAGCCCTGTGCAACTTCCGTCTGGTCTCTTACTCGTTCGATTTCAGAATCAGTAATAACACTATCATCGAAGGTGTAATTCGTTATATACTCGCCGTCAGGGCAAAGTTCATACAGATACGCAAGGCAATAAATCGCATAGCACAAGCCATCGAGGGCAGCTTCGAGTGACTCCTGTATTCCAGAGATAAGCGAATACGAACGCTGCTTCATTATCTTGATTTCGGTGCTCGTTTTCGCTACTTCTGACGGGTCAGAAAGTGTTCCTCTTGACAAACAGCAAGCATCCTCTATCTGTATGAGAAGCCTGTTCAGTCCTCTTATCAGGTTCTCATCACGCAGTGCGGGTGCCCATGCTTTCATAAGGCTATCGCCCTTTGTCGTTGCAGCGTCAAGGTTGTTCATTCTGAACAGTCGTTCCTTGCCTTCAGGAAGCACAGGAATGCCATCCACACACTTAAAGACTTCCGAAGCAGCATCTATCGCCAGTTCGCCGCCCTTGTATTCCCACATAAGTCGCTGATATTGCTCGTCGGCATCGGCTATTAAACCAACAGCTCTTGAGTAAACAGACACGCCCAGTGGCGACCTTGCGTCTATCGTGTTGCCAATCGGTATCTTGAAATAAGCGAACAGCGGCGAATCAACATTCTGAAGGACTACTTTGGGCGAGATTTCAGCCCAGTCAACAACATCAGTAAGCGAGCATTCCTTACCAAGCGCATCGTCCACTGAGGATACAAACGCTCTGTTCGTTATGGTATAAGTTGTGCCTTTCAACTCGTGACGCTCAAGTCTGCTATATACCTTTCGACCTTCCCACTGCCTGTAAATGAAGTACGCTCCAGTAATTTTCTGATCATTGAAAGCAATCGGGTAAAAGGCGTTTGCCTGTACTATCTCAGTCGTTATTCGATTACCATTGACATACGGCTTGAACACGATGCCTCCAGCAGCGCAAGCATACTCCGTATCAGTCTGAATGTTGTTCATTACGGACTTCACCTGTTCAGCTATAAAGTCAGCCATCTGCGAGCCAGTGACCTTAATATCCATCTCAAGCGTAACCGTTCGTGCTACTTCGGATGCGATTATCGCTGGCAAGCCCAATGACTGCGGATTTCCACTAAGCCAAGGCGCATTACCCAGATACATATCAAGCCATTCTTCTATTGCACTCATCATTCTATCTGAAGTAACGCTTTCGTGCTGTGCTACTTCAGCTATGCTCTTCATAAAGCTATTTGAAAACAACCTTCTGACCCTCCTCGAAAAATCTTTTAACCTTTCAAAAGCCATCTTCATCCTCCCTGTTCATTTGCTATGAACCTTGCGCCTTCTCGTTCTATCGTATATTCAAAAGCATTGAGCGTACTCGAATCAGACGAACTTCTGGAGTTTTCACTTTTCGAGCCACTCCAGATCGCTGTAGAGAACGCCCTTGCAAGCACATCGCAATCTACCGTCAAGAACAACCTGTTCTGCGTCAACAGTCTCGTTGTTAATCTAATCCTGTTGTTCACATCATCATCTGCCGCCATTCTGACAACAACTGGTATTCTGTAGCTCTCCGCTGCATTCTTGATACACCTGTACAAGAACTGCTCCGTAGAATCGCAGTAGACATAGTCAAGTCTTCTGTACTTCTGCGAAATCATATTGGCAAAGTCCCTGAACTTCTTGCCTATGATGTCCGTTTCAACTTCTCCGTCATACCGTTCTGCCGCAAGCACAACAGCCCTTTTGTGTCCTGCTATAATCGCTGTTGCAACCATCGATGTCCCAACAGCCGACTTGCCAAGGCTAATTCCTATATTTATCTGCTGAATCTGCATTGCATTGACAGCTTCAAACGGGATTATCACAGCTTCAGCCCTATCCACAAAGCTACTGTAAACCTTGTTCTGAGCAAAGCACGAGAGGACAACGGCATCCGCACGGTCAGGCGACTTGATTCCTCTGTCTTTCATCGACTTCTTGCTTTCAAGCATGATTTTTCCCGTACTCGTGATACTGTACTTTCGCACCGAGAGCTGAGCTACGAGTTCTTCATCGTTCTGTATTCTGACTTCTCTATTCTCCATGAGAATCTTCAGAACAGCCCACATATATGTCGAGATATCCTGATACCTTTCATCAGAACCATCTGACGGAGGCTTACTTCCGAAGTTGACTGGCACTATTTCGAGTCTCCATAGCCTTTCTTCGGTTTTGACCTCTTCGAGCCTATCTGTCACACCACCGCCAAGACCTGTGTCATCGATGTTGACTGTGATAACACCCTTGTATTTCGGGTATTTGGCAATCAACAGCTTGTACTGCATCACTATATCTCCAACAGTAGTCATCAGGCTTTGTCCGTGGCGAATAACCGGGATCTGAATATCTCCACCAACATTCGTCGATATAATCGTTTCATCGTCACCATACCGGGCAACATCAACGCCCATCGTGATTTTGCTTATCGACTCTTCTTCTATCTCGTTGATTATCGTTCTCTCTATCAACGGCAACGGTATAAACACATCGTCTTCCTGTGTCGGAAATTCGCCAAGCACACGAACCCTGTACACATTGCTGTCCTCACCATACTTTCGCTTGAACATTTCGATGTTGTCCTTATTTGTTCTTTTGCTGTCAAGAGAACTTACCGTATGGCACTTATAAAGTGCTCTGTCTCTTGTGTGGCTGTCGTAAAATGTTCCAGTCGTTCGCGTGGGGTTTCCACACATCAGCAACTTGTTGTTACCTCCTGACAATGTCGCCAGTACAGCTTCCATGATTTCATCCTCAACACCGGATGCCTCATCCACGATGAACAACATATTGTCTTCATGAAAGCCTTGCATATTCTCTGGCTGTGAAGCCGTTTTCGCCACCGCAAACCATCTGCGTTCATATCCGTCAACATAAACATATGTCTTCGTCCATGTGAGAATCACGCTAAGAATTTCGCTTCTGCTTATCCACTTGTTAAGCTCAGCCCACAAGACATCATTTAACTGCTGAGCCGTAGGTGCTGTTGCGACAACTCTGGCATACGGAAAGCAACTCAAAAACCACAATGCTGCTACTGCTTCCGAAGCCGTTTTTCCAACACCGTGCCCAGACTTTATCGACACTTTCGGATTTCCTGCCAAATCCATCAAAAGGTCTCGCTGATACGATTCTGGTGTGAACTTCAAAACTTCTTTTGCGAACAAAACTGGGTCTTTTCTGTATTTGGGAACGCGCTGACTAAACAGCCGAAGTCTTTCATTGCTTTTCATTTTCATTCTCCTGTTCGTCAGCAGCCATAACAGCCGCAACCCAGTCATCGACTGCGTTATTGCCGACTTCTTTTCGCTCTGCTTCTGCCATGAATTTCTTTTCTTCAAGATTGAGACGCTTATTTTCAATCTCCGTATATGGTAATTCGCCAGCAAGTTCGATTATCGTTCTCATCGCGGTAACATTTCCGCTCATCCCTTCAGCAAACAGCCTTGCCATAAGAGCAACCCTGTTTGTAAAATCTTCTTCGGAAATATTCATTGATTTCAAGTTCTTTGCAACATTCTCTCCGCATTCCAAATCCAAAACCAATTTTGCTGCCGATTTTGCATCCCTTTTTCTCCTTCTCGTCTCTCCAGATTTAATACCACCGTTTCTTCCTCTTTTTCTCGCTTCTTCTGTGGTTCTTATCTTGTCGAGATTCTCTGGAGTGCCACCTTTTTTCGCCATTTCACCACCTTCCTTTTCGTTATGTATCGTGATTTCTCGAATAACCGCAAAAAGACAGTCAGGATTGGTCTTAATGCGGTTATCTGAGTAATTTTATATCTTTTTGTTGTAGTCTGTTGTGGGGCTTTTTAGGACGCTTTTGAGCTTCTTTTGTCATGCTATTCCCATGATTTTCAGTATGACGAACATAATAGGAAGCACAACATTGAAGCAGAAGCCACTAAGCAGTGCATAAACTATTGCCTGTATCATCACTCGAACCTCTCCTTTCACTTGATGCTTTTATAAGAAAAACCGCAATAGCCATTCAAAGCGGCTAAAGCGGTTTTCTGTATTTTGTTTTCAGTTGATCGACAGCTATCAGTTACCGAACAGCGATATCTGCTCCTGCTCTTCGTCATAACTTTCAAGTCGTTTCAAATCATCTGCCGTGGGCTTCGGCACAACCGTGTCATTGTCAAAACCACCTTTCTGCCTTTCGGCATCAAGCGCAGGACTCCAGTCTGCGTGGTCGTACACGCCCTCCTGATAATGACCTGATTCTTCTATCGCCCGTTCCTCATCCGCAATGAAGTTTTCTGAAGTTGCTTTCGGATTACTTCTCCTGAATCTCGAATAGAAATCCTTGCAGTAGTCCGGAAGATACCCGTCATAAACACACTCATCAAGGTTCAGGACATCCTCGCAGTTCTTGATAACCTTCTCGGACAGCATTTTGTTGCAAGCAAAAAAGCAGCCGTCTCTGTTCTTTCTACAGAACAACAGAAGCGTGACTGCCTTTGCTACGAAGAGCTTATCTTTATCATAGCCCTGACGATTCTTGTTTACGATATCGTCAGCCTCCTTTAATGCTATGATCTCTTTTGTGATGTCACCATAGCAATCCTCTGCCGAAATCGTTATCAACCTTCTCCAGAGGTAAGCGTGATATCTGCCAAACATTTCATTCGCAGCATATCCTGCTAAATCCGGATTGCATCGTCTTATCGACTTCTGAAGCATATTGCTCATGTCGCTAAGATAATGACCATTCTTTGTGAACAACTGGTTGTATGCCATTACTGTACCTCCTGTTTTATTTTTTGTGAAGTTCACTATCTCAATTCTCGTCTTTTGAAAATCTTTTGTCAAGCGTAATCACAAAAATAAAATAAGGATTTGTTTAAAAAAAGATTGAAGTCAACAATGTCGTCAATACCTTTGCGCTTACCGTTGTACATTCAGCGACGATTTGTTATGCTTTTCATCAAACTTGTAATATTTGCCCCATTTGTTTTTCATCCGTTCGATACACCCGAGCATATCTTTCCGCTGTCTTCCCACAGCAGAACCTCCCTCGTTGGTGCATATCTTCGACCGACCCGTGATGTATTTTGGCATGAGAATGATTCTGTTCATCATAAGCTCCTGCAAAATAATATCGGTATCGTAGTTGTGCTCTACTGTCGGATCTATAACAGCCTTGAATCGTGGTTTATTTATCCACTTAATACCACCACTTATTCCTTTGAAGGTAAACTCCTGCGTGTAGTTGTATGGAACTGAACTGGCATCTTCACAAGCGAAGCCTATGTCAAGGTCAACTATGAGCTGCGCTATCCTCTCCAACTCACTCGTGATGATTTCCTTGTCCTTTTTTATAGGCTCATTGAAATCCAGCCTATACAGGATGTCTTCGAAGTCGTCATCCAAAATGCAGATTACATCTTCTGGCGAATTTTTTTATAATCCAATTCGTGACTGCGATCTCGCTATCTATCTTGCTATCCTCAACCGCTATCAGGTTTTCCACACCAGCGTTCCTGTAATCAGACTCCTCGGAACTTCTCACCACATATGTGCAATACTCGAGCAGGTCGTTCGTGAGAATCAAATTACTTCGTTTGTAACTTGGCACATAGATGCCGAAGGTAACATCCCCCATTTTTCAAACTCCCCTTTCAAAGCATTAAACCCGCAGTTCATGATGTAATCAACTACAGAGAGATACGGAATGAAGTCTCCCCAAAGCTGATTGTAGGTAAACGGTTCAAACACGGCATACCGAAGATCAATACCTCTTTCTGTGAAATCATCTTTCTTCTGATACGCCGACGCTCCAGTACCACTCACATAGACATCCGCATTCATCACATCACAAATATCGAGAATCCTTTGCTCTTTTACCGATGCTATATTGAGTTCAGAGGAAAGAACTATTTCCCGTTCAATTCCGAGGCTCTTCATAAAGCATTTGTATGCGTCTATATTAAGCCTGTCGAGTTTCTTATAGCCGCTTTTCATAAAAGACTTCAAGAACTCTTGGCATTCGTAGAAATACGGTGCTCGCTTGTAATTCATCTCAAGCGTCTTGAGGTGTCTTTCATACCAAGTTTCGTCCGCTATCCTCACCTCGTTAATCTTAGAGGTGTAGTTGCAGCTCACCGGAACTTTAAGCTTGTATTTGCCTTGCGGTGTTTTGATATAGTTGAAGTCGTGCATTCCCCTTTTTGAATATTGCACATCATCAAGAATTACTAAAACATCGCAGCAGTATATTTTCCAAAACAGCCCTATATATGGCAAAAAATCAGGCTGATGCGTCGCTATCTTCATTTACTTCTTCCTCGTATATTATGTCTAATCCATAAGCAATAGCTGCTTCGTGCTCTATTTTACAGCCACGCGCGCTTTCCCAGCCTTTGCAAAAAAACGCAGCATGGCAAAGCGACATATTTTCGAGTGATTTTGCCAAAAAGCATAGCGGTATATTTTCCACGCCTCTCTTTTTCATATTCTCGCTACTATACCATTCGTCCGTAAACAAAGTGTTTACTGTTTCATACCCTTTGGCTTCGAGTGCTCTTATGGCGCGTTCTCTCGTCGCCTTTATCTCGGCTTCTGACAGACCGCGCATCGGCTGTGACAACATTGCTTTTTTCATACGGATTCCTCCTTATCTATTATCTGACACTTCATATCCTCATACCATATCGCCCGAGCGTTGATTTTACGCTTTTTCGCTATCTTAATTTTCTTGCCATCTATGCCGAGTTTTCTTGTCAAATCGAGATAATCGAGTTCTGTTCTACAGACTATCATAACATAGTCGTATTTTTCGTAGTGAATCAGCTCCATCTCATCTATTTTACGCTGATCAGGATCTGTTTTTTTCGGGTTTATTCCCAAATCAACCGTTATATCGGCAGTCCAATCTGCAAGCACATCCAAATCCCAGTCACCGGCATGGGTGTTGTCTTTGATGTTTATCGCCCTAAGTTCCGATTCTGTATAGCCAATAAGTCTCTTGCAAAGCACAACCTTGCTGTCGTCCTGTTGCCGCATTATGCTTACTCTTTGATTTCCAGCTATTACATTGTTGTCTTCATCTATCAATATAAGCCCAAAATCGCCGAAGTCATCAAGCGACTGTTGCAGTTCATCTCGTTTTGCTTTTGTGATTTTTCTTGGGTTTCCAAATCCAGTCTTTATATCTTTGACTGGGAGTTCAACGACTTCTATTCTTTTTCCCATATCATAAACCTCTCTTGAATACCGATTCAAACGCTTCCGCATAGTCGTATCCACACTGCGAGCCTCTATACTCCGCAAGGCTCACTATCGCCCGTTCCGAACGGGGATGCGGATGCTCCCGTACTACATTCTCGTATATCTGTAAAGCTTTAATTTTCTTCTCAATATGACTGGCTTCAACTCCGAAAAATGTGTTCGGATTGAACTTGCTATTAAAAGCCCAATCGGTAGCAGACTTCACTTCCATATACATAAGCTCAGAAATCGGATGCGCATAATCTCTGCACCTCTGTCCGAGCCTACAAGCAACCTGACACGCCATCGATGTGTGAATATGGTCTATATTCGGGTCGTCAGGATGGTGCGTCACGATTATATCTGGCTTACAATTCCTGATTGCGCATTCTATGCTTTTGACAAGTTCTATGTGCGGAACTGTATCAAAGCGCAGATTCGGAAACTCTCCTATCTTTATGCCTGTATAAGCCATCATCTCTGCGCACCTTTTAGTGTCACCTTCAAGCTTTTCTGGACTATCCTGATACCTTGTTTCATCCGTTTTGTTCAGTATATAAACGAATACTTCGTTGCCATCTTCAAGCAGTTTGCATATTGTTGCACCTGCTCCCAAAATTTCATCGTCTGGGTGTGCAACTACAAACAAAAATCTCATATTTACCTCCTGTACGCCGGAAAGAAGTCTCCGGCACTATCTGCTTTACAAAGCGCATTATACTCTTGTATGTTATAGATTTTGTCTAAAACAAAAAACGGAGTAGCATCGTGTTTTACAAATCTTTTTTTGAACTCAAGCAAGCTATCATTTCTTGATTTCACTCCACCGCCAAGGTCGAGCGTCTTGTATCCGAGACTGCTGAGCAAACAAGCCGCTTCATAAATCACAGCTCTCATCGATCCGAGAAATGCATAATCTTCATCCGAACCGCTCAAGTGATAATACGCCCTTCTGTTCTTTCCGAAAAAGACAGCAGAAGATACTATAACACCATTGTATTCAGCGTGTGCCAAAAACACATCGGCGTTTCGTATCGCCAAAAGTTCGTCGTAATACTCATCCGGGAAGATATACTCATACGCCTTTTTTCTTGACATCGTATCGTTGTATATCCTTTTAAACTCATCTATCTCCGTAGCCCAAACATCAAAACTGACTGTCACTCCATAATTGTAGGATTTTCTGATGCAGTTTCTGTTGCTCGCTCTCATGTTCGTCCAGATGTCGTCTTCATTGCTGATATCCATTATGACAGAATGTCCTATCTGCCGTTTTCTGCCGAAACATTCATACATACTACTCGGTATCTGAGGATTGCATCTTATGAACTCAGAGACTATGCCTTCGCCGGATGCATATGCTTCTATTGCCACAGACAACAGCCTCAAATCGTCTTCGTTTTCGCCTTCAGTAATCCATCCACAAAAGCCAGCTATGCTACACAAATCATAGAAATTCGTACCATCTATTTCTCTTTTGCAAGCTACATTCATAGCTTTCATACTCTTGCCTTCAAAATAAAAAAGTAAGATTTCTCCGTCTGTAATGGTGCTGACAGCCCTTGCGTAACCATTCGTGAAGTAGACAGTGCTATCGTCAAAAGAATCAACAATTTTATCCCACAAACGCGCATCATCTAACTTTATGGTTTTCAACATACAATACTCACTCCTTGAAACAATCAAGTCTTCGTAGCAGCTTCTTCATGTTATCAACATTCAGGCGCTCAGTGTTGTTGCTATTGAAGGAACTTCTGTATTCTGTCTGCAACTCAGGCAGCCCGTCCCGTGTGGAATAGTTAAGACTTCTGCGGTCTGTCGGGACTCTGAAATAATCGCCTTCGTCTATAGCTACCGACATCTCTTCTCTTGTGCAAAGCACCTCATACTGTTTTTCTCCGTGCCTTATGCCAATCACCTTGACACCGAGGTCTGTAGCACCCTTCAATTCGAGCACCGCTTGTGATAAAGTCTCAAGCGTCGCTGCTGGTGCTTTCTTTACAAACAAATCTCCATGTTCTCCATTTTCAAATGCAAACAGAACCAATTCAACAGCTTCTTCGAGGGTCATCATAAACCGTGTCATGCTCGGATCTGTTACCGTAACAGGCTTTCTTTCGCTTATCTGCTCAAGAAAAAGTGGTATCACAGAGCCTCTCGAAGCCATTACATTCCCGTATCGCGTCCTGCATATCGTGGTCTCATCCTGTTGCATCGACTTTGCTACAGCAACCTTCTCCATGAGGGCTTTAGACATTCCCATCGCGTTTATCGGATAAGCTGCTTTGTCCGTACTCAAGACCACAACTTTCTTGACATGATGCTCTATCGCTGAATCTATGACATTTTCAGTTCCTAACACATTCGTTTTGACAGCTTCCACAGGAAAGAACTCGCAGCTTGGAACCTGCTTCAGTGCAGCCGCATGAAACACAAAATCAACTCCATTCATCACAGAGTCAACACTTCTTTTGTCCCGTACATCACCTATGAAGAAATTCAGCTTCTCGTTACTGTATTTTCTTCGCATATCATCCTGCTTCAGCTCATCTCTTGAAACAATACGGATTTCTCCAATATCTGTATCGAGAAACCTTTTGAGAACTGCATTGCCGAAAGAACCTGTTCCTCCAGTAATCAAAAGCGTTTTATCTTTAAACATCGCAACATTCTCCTTAATACCCATGCTGGTAGTACAGCCTTGTGTTCCAGTCGAGGCAAGTTCTAACAATGCTTATCACCCTGTCCTGATCACTCTCCGTCATGTTTGTGTCTGACGGCATACAGACCCCGTGAGTAAACAAATAATCGGAGTTAGGTTTGCAGTTATCTGCTTCTGTTATAAAATCAGAATCGCCAAAAACAGGCTGCGTATGAAGCGGTTTCCAGATGTGTCGCGCTTCTATGTTTTCCCTCGCAAGTGTATCAACTATGTCTTCAGGTCTGGTGCGGCTCTCATCTCCCAGCACAAGGACACTTAACCAGTAGTTTGATGTTCTGTTATCAGGCACTTGTAACATTCTGACTCCATATTTCTCGAACTCCTTGAATGCTTTGTCGTACCTGTCATATATCTCTTTCTTCATGCTTATCTTTTCTTCAAGCTTTTCAAGCTGTGCAACTCCGATTGCAGCACTGACATTACTCAGCCTGTAGTTGTTACCTATTTCATCGTGCTCATAAAATCTTCCCTTCACTCTTGCTTGCGTTGCAAGGTGGAATGCGTGTGAGATTCCGTAGCAGTCGTTAGAAACGAGCATTCCTCCACCTGATGAAGTTATTATCTTGTTGCCGTTAAAGCTGAATGTGCCGTATTTTCCGAATGTTCCAGCGTATTTGTTGTTATAGGTAGAACCGAGCGATTCAGTGCTGTCTTCTATCATCGGGACTCCGTGCTTTTTGCAAATTGCAGATAACTCGTCAAGCTTTGCTGGGATTCCATATATGCTCGCTACAATAACAGCTTTCGGGCTATACTTTTCAAATGCTCTTTCAAGCGCAACCGGAGACATATTGAATGTTTCGCTTTCACTATCTATGAAAACTATTTTGCCTCCGCAGTAACAAATCGGATTAGCACTTGCTATGAATGTGAGGTCTGAGCAAAACACAACATCTCCATCCATTACTTGAGCATTAACAAGAGCCAAATGCAAAGCGGCAGTGCCACTCGAAAGCGCCACAGCCGCATCACAACCAATCTTATTGCAAATATTCTGTTCAAAACGATCCACATATGCTCCGAGAGGTGCTACCCAATTGCTATCAAGAGCGTTCTCCACATACTCCCGTTCGTTGCCAATCAAATGTGGCGAGGCAAGGTAAATCCTCTTTGATGCAGATGCTGTCTGTTCGTCCATTTCTTTTACTCGTTCATTGCTCATAGGCTCATACTTCCTTAACCAAGTCAAGTTCATGTGTTGACCCGACTGATATTTTTTGACGATGCCATATTACCACCATCTGATATTTCTTTAAATGTCATTTGATATCGTTCACTGTTCGTTACTTCCTTGCAAAAATAAAAAAGGAGGGTTTTCCCTCCTTTTTAGCTATTGACTTAGTGTTGCGAGATGCGAAATCGCCGCCCTGTGCCGTCTAAACAACTTCTGCTTATAATTCTCATATTCATCGTCGAAGTCGTCTTTCTCACCATACAGCGCTTCCATAATCGGATCCCATTCTTCACAATCGAGATACCTCATGTTTATTACTGCCCGTTCGTCAGGATTCTTCAAGGCATCAGACAGCCTCTCAATTGCCTCTCTCTCGGCATCTCTCTTCCTCATCAGATTTTTGACGGTAGCTTCAAGCTTCTCCTTCCTATCTATGAGGTCTGCAAACTTGTCGGTAGCCGGGCTTGGACTTTTAGGCATATCGCTCATGGTCGTGGCAGAAACGCAATACATCTTAGCCTCAAGTCGTTCAAGCCGCTCTATGCTATTCTCTATGTCTCTGTTTATTGTCCTATAGTCGTACAATCTGCGCTTCATGTCGTCAACCTTGGAAATAACCTCCATCGTGAACCTCCCACCGCTTGCATTTATCCGAAAACTATGTTACAATGTCTTTTGTCATCAACAGAGCAACTGCTTTACTGCATTCGCGGTGGGCGGTTGTTTTTTTATTAATTTCCGAGCTGTAGCGAAATAGCCAACGCCTTATTCACTGCATTTTCGTCTTCTGTATTGACTACCGTTCCTATATAGTCCATCAACATATGGCGCTTGACAGTTATCAGATGTTCACATAAAACTGTGCTGTTTTTTCTCAGTCCATGATTTCTGCCAAGCACCACATGAGTTGGCAACTTTTTCTTGGGCTTACTCGTAATGGCAGCTGCTATATAACTGCTACTGTAAGCATTGCCTTTGTCGTTTTGGACTATAAGAACAGGACGAACACCGCAAGCTGAATCGACAACGCTTTCAGACAGATTCGCCATATAAATATCGCCTCTTCTTACATCCATTCAACAGGCTTCTCCTTTCAGAATGGCAGG